CCTGGGCGAGGGGCGCGTGGGCGGGTATCTTATCCGCTTTTCCGGCCCGGATGACCCTGACCTTTCCGGGGAATACTTCGCGCCTGACACCGACTACGGAGAGGCCGACCGGGTGGGCGTTTATTACCATCACGGCCTTGATCCAAAAGTGGGCAAGCGCAAAATCGGGCGGGGTGACATCCGCCGGGATGAAGTTGGCCTGTGGGTGGAAGCCCAGCTTGCCATGCGTGACGAATACGAACAAGAAATCTACCGCCTGGCGGAAGCCGGAAAACTCGGCTGGTCGTCAGGGACAGCCGGGCACATCATGGATCGGGAAGTCACCGGGAAGGCGACCAAAATCACCGCCTGGCCGATTGCCGACGCCAGCTTAACCCCTACGCCGTGCGAACCGCGCAACGGTGCAATCCCGCTCAAATCTCTTTTACCTGCTGAAACCGAACCGGAAGGCGAGCCAGAGGCCGGGGGCAACCCGGCGGCAAGCGAGGGTTCGATGGATGAATCAACCACCAAATCCGAACCTATTACCACACAAGAGGGAACCATCATGGACGAAAACTTAAAGTCCGAAATCGCCGCCCTGATTGCCGATGCAATTAAGACGGCTCTGCCTCCTGTTGAACCGGCTGCCGCGCCCGCTACCAAAGCCGCGCCCGCCGTTCACATGAACCCCACCGCCGACAACGAAACCGCCATTTTCCTGAAATACATGAAGGATGGCGACGAAGGCGCGATGCGGGAAATCAACACCGAATACAAGGTGAATCACTGGAATGAAGGCACGACTGCCGACGGCGGAATCGTTGTGCCAAATGACTTTTACGGCCGGATCGTCGAAAAGCGCAACCCGCGCTCCATCATCCGCCAGGCTCCCGGCGCTCTGATTCTCCAGTCAAGCTCCATGAAGCTGCAAATCGCCGCCCAGGACGCCCGCCAGGCTGCCTTCGTGGCAACGGCTGAAGAGTCCGGAACGTATGACGCCACCAACGTTGCGCCCCTGGCCGACAAGACCGTGCAACTGTTCAAATACACCCGCCTGATCGCCCTGTCATCCGAACTCCTGAGCGACCAGAAGGCAAACATTGAACAATACCTTGCCAACGTTTTGGGCGCGGCCCAGGCTTTGACCGAGAACAATTACGTCTGCACCGGCGCTGGCACGACCGAACCGACCGGTATCATGGTTGGCGGAACTGCCGCCGTCACCGGCTCCAGCGCGTCCACCTACACCGCTGCGGAAATCAATACCCTGTATCACAAGCTGCCCTCCGAATATCAGGATGGCGCTGTGTGGGTGACCCGGAACGCCAACCTCGGCCTGATTCGCGGTCTGACTGGCAACCCCTTCTCGTTCATCTCCACCCCCGCCGGTAATCTGAACGGCGGCTTGATGGGCAAGGATGTTCTGCTTACCGACTCCGTGGCAGCCGTGGCCGCGTCCGCCAAGTCCATCGCCATCGCCAACTTCGCCTATTATGCCTTCGTTGAAAACGGCGGCATGATGATCCAGCGCAACCCCTACCTGCTCATGAATACCGACCAGGTTGGGTTCTACGCCAAGATTCGCATCGGCGGTATGCCGCTGCAGGCCGAAGCCTTCCAATACCTGACCCACCCGACCGCCTAATTGGGGGCAAGGCACATGACAACCGGCAGACCCATTGAGTTTCTCCGCAACAGGCACAAAGGCGAGGATATTTACGTCATCGCCGCCGGGCCGTCTGCCGGTTACATCTCCCCTGCTTTTTTTGAAGGCAAGACCACAATCGGAGTCAATGAAGTCTATACCCGATTTACAAGTCTTACCTACTGCGTGCGCAAGGAGGCGGCGGATATGGCTGCCGCCTCCAAAGCGGTGCATGAGGGCGGCGGCCTGATTGTAGCATCCCGGCATAACTGCGGGACTTTATCCTACGAAAAGAACGATCCGGAATTATGCGATTACCTTTTCGATCATGAGGATAACAGGCTTACCGAGATTGATCTATCTGTTATCGGATCAGACAAGTTGATTGTCAGCTATTCAACCATAACCAGCGCGATGCACCTGGCCGCCTATATGGGCGCGAAGAATATCATCCTGGTTGGACATGACTGCGGCCTGCTCAATGGAAAATTCAATTTTGAGAAATATCCGCAGTCCATCTTTGACCCGGCAAGATACCGCGCCTGGATACAAGAGATTGAACCACAAACCCTGATTGTCAAATCAGGTTTGCATAACTTTTACGGCTGCGAGATTTACAGCCTGAATCCGTTTATCAATTTTGGACTGGAGGGCAACCGCTATGAGCGATAGGGTATTGGTTTATGTTCCAACCTATCGCAAAGCGGACGGCAGCCTGGCGCTGCATCCTGAAACGGAGAAGAGCGTCCGGGCATTAGAGGGCAACCGCCAAATCATTTGGGGACTGGATAACCCCTATCCGGTATATCGTCCGCAGGATGGTTATGACAATCTCTGTCATCAACTGAATCAAGGGCGGGCTGCGGTGCTAAATGGGGATTTTACCGCCCTGCTGGTTATAGAACATGACATGCTCGTCCCGCCGGATGCAATCGAGAAACTGCTATCCGACCCGGCCGATATTGTATATGGCGTGTACCTTTTCCGGCACGGCTCCCCCGTGCTAAATGCTTACCGAAAAACATGTATGCTGGAACCAGACCAAAGCCTGACGATCACGGATGAATGGTATCCAAATATCCTGGCCGGGGCGTGGCAGGTCGGGCGCGTGGATGTATCAGGCTGCGGAACCGGATGCACCTTGATCAAGCGGCATGTCCTGGAAAAACTCAAATTCAGGACGTGGGAAAACACCGCGCCGGACATTCCCCTGGCCTGCGATGCGGCAAAGGCGGGATTTACACAGGCAGCGCGGTTTGATGTAATCTGCGGCCATTTTACCGAAACAGGTGAATTACTCATGCCCGAAAGACCGGAGGCGAAATGACAGATTATTGCACACTGGCGGAGTTCAAGGCGTTTGCCAAGATTGTCAGCCTTGACGCGACCGATGACACGGTTATATCCATGCTAATTACATCCGCCTCGGCATGGATTGAAAAATTCACCGGGCGCAGTTTCACCTCCACATCGGCCACCAAATATTACGATGTACCAACCAGCGGGAAAGACCGGCGGATTATCTACATTGACGATTGTCTCTCACTGACAACCGTAACAAATGGAGATTCGACGGTCATCACATCCGCGAATTATCAACTCTTACCGCTTAACACCTCTCCAAAGTATGCAATCAGGTTGAAGGATTCCAGCGCGTACGACTGGGAACCGACCAGCACAGGTGACACACTTGGGGCGATTTCCCTTGCAGGCAGTTGGGGGTATTCCGCCACGACACCGGGGGACATCAAGGCGGCCTGTCTGGAAATCGCCCTCGCCGCCTATCGCCGCCGGTCTACAATCGGCAGTCAGCAAATGGCCGGGGTTACACCCGCCGGGGTGATTGTCCAGCCGGAGGATGTATCAAAGCAGGTCATGTATGTTTTACGCGGTTACATGAGGGCTTTCTAATGGCACTGCAAATCAGGGCAATTTGTAAGGCAATTCATAACCTTTCCGTTTCCGGCGTGGTCATCTGTGATCTAGACACCATCCCAGAATCGGTTGACCCGCGCCAGCCGACCTTATACCCGGAACCTGCCGGGGTTGTCTCCGACCTGATCGTAACCAATGACAGTTTCGGCAGCGGATTAACTGGAAAGAAAACCGCCGCTTATATCCTGACTTATACGTTTTGTTATGCGCCGATTGGAGAGGAGCGCGGATTATTTGCCGCTTACCCGGAAATGATTGACGCTGCCTACGAAATCATAGACGCCATCATAGCAGCCGACCCGCTAAATGGCAGCGTAACAAGTGCTATCAACGGCGCATTGAATTTCGGACTTGTCAACGACCCGGCGGGGCAAGCCTTCCACGGCTGCCAAATTCAAATCCGGGTTACTGAATTTGTGAATTAGGAGGAGCCGATGGCAAATACAGGCCGCACAGTTTCAAGATATACAAGGCTTTGGGGTGGTACATCATCCGCCGCCTATGATCTATCGGGTGATGTAACCGCCGTCGGTCAACTTGGCACTGAATTTGAAGAGGACACCCTAAATACCCTAAGCTGGGACGTAAAGGGGACATTCCTGGGACGCCCTACTTTCAGCATCGGCCCGGTCAATACCTTGATGAACGCAGATGATTCAACCAAATTGATACATGATCGGATGGTTGCCGCCCAGGGCGCATTGCAAACCCTAATCGCTGCGATTGGTATTCGGGAAGCGCCTACCTATGGCACGCACGCATTTTGTGGGAAATTCCAGTTAAAGCACTATACCGGCATTGAAGGGTCTGTCTCTCTCATCATGTCCTCGAATTATGTACCCACCACCCCGGCGGGGTTGAATTACTCAAAGGCCTGGGGCGCGGTGGTGCATCCGATGGGAGTTGAAACGGCCGCCAATACCGGGACGGCAAACGTCGTGAATAACGGCGCGGCAACCAGCGCAGGCGGGTATTTGGTCTATGTCCTGACTTCCCTAAATGCCGGGAATGTCACCATCTCAATTGACGACAGCGCGGACGGTACGAATTACCTCGCCCTTTCCGGGGCAACCTCCGGCGCTCTTACCGCTGCCGGGGCTGGGATTGTCCAGCTATCCACCACGGCAACCGTCCGCCAGTATTTACGCTGGCAACTCGCACTCGCAGGCGGGGCAAATACCGCCACATTCGCTACCGCCTTTGTAAGAGGCTAAAAGGAGAAGCAATGACCGCAAATACAGGTCGCACCGTATCACAATGGACTTCCTTCAACGTGGATGACAGCGGCGGAACGCTGCGGGCCATCCCGGTCAATTCCATCAATGGGGTTGGGTTGAATTATGAGGAAGTGGATTTGACCGCTTTCACCGATGCGGTCAAGGGCGTGCTGTTGAATACGCCGGATTGCAAGATTACCATTTCCGGCCCCTTTGACACGACCGCCAACACCGGCTCGCATACCGTTCTCTCTGGGATTGTCGGCTTGATGGTTCCGCTGGCGCTGGATGTTCGCATCGGTATCCGCCACACCTGGGAAGCGGGCGAGCCTTGCTTTGGAATTACCGGGACAACCTCGAATGGGTTTATCTGCTCGTCTTACATCCTCAACCCGGATGATGGAACCTATACCGCAACTTTCACGATGTACCCCGGATCAGCCGCCCCGGCCTGGGCCACCACCGCCCACACCTAAAATATGCCAATCAAAATCGTTGTCACGCAAGCAGGCTTTGACGAGCATTTCTCGATTGAGGACTGGTTTAACTTCTCCGACCTGACAAACAAAGAAATGTATGAGTACATCCTGCATTTCGTGGTTGACAGTGAAGGCAAACCGGTTGACGTTGAGGAAGCCCGCAAGATGTTTAAGGCCGTGAAAAAGGCTGAATGGGCGGGCATTATCGCCCAGTTTATCCAGGCCGTCCAGGACGCCTTCGTAAACCCTACGAGCGGGAGCGATTAGAGTTCGCTTATATTTCGGGAACTGCCACCGCTCCCACCTGGACAATGGTTTTAGCTGCCGCCGAATCCTGGGGCGTCCCTCCGTGGGAGATCGCCCCAGGTTCAAAAATGTTATGGTATCGCCGCTTTGTTGAATTGCAAGCGATAAGGAATAAGCACGCCAATGACTAACACAGTTCAAATCATTGTTTCAGCGAATGATGCAACCAGCGGCGTCTTGCGCGGCATATCCCGGCAATTCGGGCAACTCGGCAACGTGGTAGAGCAGCTTACCGCCCAAAATGTCAACTGGGGAAACGTTGCCGAGGCCGCGACAAGCATGGTCATTGAAGGCATGAAAAAGGCCATCAATGAGACCGTCGCCTATGCCGAACAAGTAAGAACCTTATCCCGCGAAATAGGGGCAACCCCGGAGGAAGCAAGCAAGCTAATCCAGGCGGCGGATGATGTTGGCGTCTCTTATGAGACAATGCTAACGGCGATGGAAGGCGCGATTAAGAAGGGCGTCAAACCAACCATTGAAAATATCGCCGCGCTATCCGACGAATATCTAAAGCTTGCCCCAGGCGTTGATAGAACTGAATTTCTAATCGAGAAATTCGGGCGAAGCGGCGCACAACTTGGCCCATTAATGGAGATGGGCGCGGCGGGTATTCGTAAGGCTGGCGAGGCCGCAGAAGATATGGGCCTTGTCCTGAATGAAGATGCAATCCGGGCGACGCGGCAATACGAAATCGCTATGGATGACCTCGGCGACTCGGCAATGGCTCTTAAGGTTAAGGTGGGTACACACCTGATACCGAAACTAACCGACTTGACGAAATTAATGACTAATTTAATTTCGCTCAAGGGTGACAAATGGTTTAAGAACGGAGCCAATGCAGCCGAGGATTTTATCAACTCATTCTTCTTTGGGAAAAAGGCGGTTGATAACCTTACAACCTCACAAAATCGCAGTATTGACGTAACCAAAGACCACGGCGACGCATTGAGCGAAACAGCCGATGAAACCTATGACCTGGCAACGGCGCAAGAGCAATTAGAGAAACAGGAAAAGGCGCTCCAGGAAGCAATTCAGGCAACCACCAAAGCGAATGAAGGCGCATTAAATACCGTCCTGAATTTGGAAAATATCAATAGAAACTATAAGCAGTCAGTCAGTGATTTGCGCGACGAGCATGACAAGCTGGAGGAAAAGCTAAATACTCTCAAGCTAAAATTCCCCTGGGATAAGCAGGGAATCGCAGACGCTACCACCGCACTGGAAGAAAATAAGAAAAAGTTAGAGGAAGTTGAAACTGCCTATCAGCAAAGCGTCAATAAGCTGGTTTGGGATTTATTCGTTGAAAAGCTGAAAAGCGGGCCGGAGGGATTTTCGGACGCAGAATATCAACTAGCTATTGATACCGGCGTAGCAATGGGGATCATCACCCAGGACACTGCTAACATGGCAACCCAGGTGATGACCAATGCAAACAACGCGGCGGCGGCCTTTGCAAACATGGGAGATACCTGCCTCAATACCGTTGGGCTGCTGAATGGAAAGGTAATCACGATTACAACCCGCTGGGTGACAGAGGGCGCACCGGCCGGGCCTGAAATTCCTCCGGGATTCACCTGGCCGCCCGCTAATTCAAATATTCCGCCGGTCATCCCGCAGAGCGACTTGGGCGGGGGCGGGGGCGGGGGC